GTTGTTGACGCTCCACTCGAGCGGGGTCACTTCATCAATCGAAGAACCCCTCTTGCTGGTTGTGGATTTGTCGGACGACCCATTGGTGGATCTCGTGTTCTGTGCCATATCGCTCCTCGAACCTTGCTTTGTAGGGGTGGCGGCTGGTGTAGACGCTTGTGTCTTCACCGCCACGGTGGTGTTTCTGGCAGAGCGGGATCGTAAGAAGGTGAGAGCCTTCACGAACCTTGCCCTGTAAGTGGTGAACTTCAGCGGGACTGAAAATGCCCCACTCCCGGTGGCAGACGGCGCAACCAAATTCACTGATCGCGTCCATCCAAGCCCGCTCTTCCTTCGAGGCTGTGTGGCTTTTCATATCGCTGCTCCAAGTTGACCTGCACGTTGTTGACCCGCAGACCATCGCCTGCGATCAACCCCTCCAACTCGTCCATGAAAAATTCATCCACCACCATCTCAATCGCTTTGGTCTCGAGGACTTCCAGCTCGATGTGGATCGTCAGCTTCATGCGCCGTAGACCCTGCGCTCCGCACGATGCGTTGCCATCTCTGTCTGCCAAGTCTTAAAGGCAATTTCCGCAGCCATGAGATTCGCTTTAGCTGCTGCCAGAGATCCTTTTGCTGCGCCCCGCTCAATTCGTGCCATCTCCATTTCATCTTGGTTATCAGCCCAGCTCGTTTGAGCGGCTGCTGTTTTACATTGGTGCTGAACCTGAGCCGTGAGCATCAGGCTAGCCATCGTTCTCTTTTCCTTGGCTTCCGCTACCGCTAGGTCAGCCTCAGCCTGAGCAACCTGTGATCCGGCATCGCGGATCGAGATCGCAAAATTTTCCTGATTCAAAACAGTTTCTCCTTTGGCTTGGGTACATATGCTTTGGGAATCGACGGTCTGCGCTCGAGGTACTGGCAGGAGCCTTCCTCGAAATCGAATCCGATCTTCCCCTCCCACATGCCATGGCGGTTTTTGAGTACTTCGAGGTGGATGTCCCAGCTCTTGGCGATGTCCTCGTTCACCGGCTCATTGAAAATGCGGCAGGCTTCGAGGTGCTCAGCCTTGGGTTTGTTTTTCCAGACGCTGAATGCGCCGTCGCACAGATCCGAGATTGCGGAGCTGCCCTTGATATCGAATTTTCCGGGGGCACGGCTCTCGTTCTCTTGCTTACGAGCGTGAGCAACAAGGAAGATCGTGACGTTGAATTTCAGCTTGAACTGAACCAGCGCCTCTACGAATTTTTGCTGACCCTCGTAATCGTCTTGCCGAACCATGTTGGTCAGGCTGTCGATGACAAAGACGTTGATGCCGTAACGCCGGTATCCGTACTCAAATGTGCGAAGCAGATCTGCTGGCTTAGGGGTCAGGTCATCAACGAACAGCCACAGGTTTGGAGCGAGCCAGTCGAGCGCCTTTTTGCGCCAATCCTTCTCAGGCTTTCTCACACCGCAGGTCTGCATGAGCATTCGACCCAGCGTGTATCGGGGAGTCATTTCCATCGACGCAATGAGGATCTTCCGATCTTGGGTAATCGCATTCAGGCAGAGCTGGTTGAGCATCATGGACTTGCCGCTACCGGAGAATCCGGCGACCAACCACAGATCATGCTCGCGAAACCGGACATCGTTCTCATCGAACTTCTCAAAGCCAGACCGGAACCCACCGCTGTCGTTCTCCTTAGCGTCGAAGAAAGCGTCCAGCTCATCCTCAAACTCAACCACCGTCCTGAGCTGCTCCGGTGCCTGCCACTTCGCATCTTCATAGGATGACTTGAGGATCTTTCGAGCATCGTCATAACCGCGCTCTTGGATCAGCTCGTTGATGTCTTTGGCAGGGAACCGCACACGAAACGCTCGATCACCAAGACGCTGTTTAAGTTTCTCGGCGCACTTCTCACCTGCCTCGTCGTGATCGGTGGCGAGGACGATCTCCTCGAATCGAGCGAGGTTGTCGAACTCAGACTCAAGCCACGTCAGATTGCTGGCACCGCTGGGCAGTGACAGTGCAGGAAAGCCAAGCTCTCGAGCAGCGATGGCATCCAGCTCACCCTCGGTTAGCCAAACTGTCCGTGAGGTGTCAGGGATGGTGTGCCAACCGTAAAGGATTTGCTGCATTCCCGACTGATTGCACATCCCAGGGTTGCCGTCGTAGTCGAGCGGCTTGTTCTTCAGGAAGACAAGTTTTCCCGCCGGATCAAAGAACTGGAACACCAAATCCGAGCCTTGGGTCTTGAGATCTGCGGTCTCGTAAATCTTGTGCCGGTACACCAGCTCACCGACATCTCGAAAGCCTCGACCCTCGAGGAATGTGTGCAGGGAATCGGAGTTAGTTTGCTCGGGAGCCACTGGCTTGGAGTACCGCTTGATCTGAGCAGACCTGACCTTCATCGACGGCTTGATATCTCGGATGTTGAATCGCTTCTTCGCCCAATCCATCGCGGCAGGAATACCGACGCCCTTGGAGTGGCAAATGAGATCAATCAGATCCCCATGATCGCCAGCCTCGAAGTCAGTCCACTGCCCCGCTCTATCGCCGTGCAGGAATACGCTGAGGCTTCTCCCCTTCTCGCCGTGTACGTTGCCGATTTTGAAGCAGCCGTTTTCGATGACGCCGTCCGAGAACAGCTCGGGACAAAGGACAGGGGCATGCTTGGCTAGTTCCACCTTGAGTGTTGCGATTTCCATCACTTCACTCCCATCAGCATTTTGATGTCGCGATCAGTACGGAAGTAATTCTTGATGAGCGCGTACTGGGGGTCGATGGATCGCCAGCCCTTTCCAACGGCGATATGCACCACCATCCCGTAGTCGGTGCAGTGAGCCTTCCTCAGAAGCTCAAACGTGCGTATCGCATTGTTGAGAAGCTTTGCGCCTAAGAATCCATCGCTGTCTGCCTTGTACCGCAACCACTCGTCGAATGCCTCAACAGGGATTCCTTTGGGGCATTGCTTGATCGCGTCAGCGAGCGCGGTCTTCTTCTTTGTTGTCTTCTTATTACTTTGTAAGAGATATTCTTTTCTTTGTGTCTCGATACCCAGATCTGGGTTTTGCCACATCTGGGTTTGGTTGCATGTGGTGAAGTGACCCGCCGTATCGGTGACATCGTAGTCCCATTGCTTAACCTTGCCGTCTTCGGACCGCTTGATGTTGCGCTTGATGTAGCCAGCCGCTTCCAGTGTTTTGGTGATCCGGCTCACACGCTCACGGCTGATCCCCCAGTACTGGGCGATGGATGCATTAGTGACTTGCCAGTCGGTTGGGTGTGAGAGAAGGTGAACGAGCACTGCAACGCTCTCAAGATTCAGCCCGTCTTCTCGTTTAGCTGCGTTTAAGCCGCCTTGCAGCAGATCGTTTGACAAGACGGTGTAGTTTCGGTGGTGGTTGTTTCGGTAAATCATCAGCCCTCCTTGGTGGGGAAAGCTTTGCAGGTGTTCGACTCATAATCAAACTAATTCGTTGCATTTCGTCTTAGCTCATATATTTCAGTGACTTGCAAGACATGACCACTACCTTGATGGTAGATCACGGCGATATTTCAGTACTGTACGAATCCACAGGTTTACACAATTGATATTTTTGTTACGGTAAATGCGCTCGATAGGTTCGATTTTTGGATTAATCGTGTGCAATAAGGAGTTAAACGCACCAACACATACATGGACGTTGAAATGTTAAAAGCAGATAGAGCCGAATGGCTACAAGAAACACTTAATAATAAAAACGTGCCCGAATACGGGAGAGCATCGAAAATTTCGCGAGATCTGCAATGCGCTAAAGCCGCCGCCCATGGTTGGCTTTCAGGCACCCTTCCCCGAGATATGGCGCTGGGTTTCAGGTTTGCAGACCAGTACGACTTTGATGTACGAGAATGGGTAATGGGGACAACCCAAAGCCCTCAGACCGCAGAATGGGAAGAAGCTATTAAGACTGCTCGTGCATTCGAGAAGACCGTAGCGGACATGAGCGACGAGCAATTCATGATGATCGTTAAGCTCGCGATGACAAACAAAGAAGCAGAATTGGGGTCTTTGATTGGTCAATTAGGCAGTATCTTAAAAACAACATAAGGATGTGGATGGATGGGAGTAACAGCATTAGCACAGGCGATTGATAAGTCGGCAGATAGACAGAAAAATTTACGCGATGCAAATCTTGTAAACCTTTTCATCAAGTACCTGAGTAAGACTGAGCGTCTCACTGAAGAAGGCACGGAAAATTTTGAGCGGTTTGACAGCTATGTTTCGCGCATGGTGATCTCGGCTGTCGCATGGGATAACGAAGCGGATGATGCCGTCCCGTCGAACAAGTTTATTTTCCCTGATGATCCTGGGAACCACATAGTCACTCCCCACTGCCCCGGAGCCTGCTGTTGCTCGACGGGTTTACGCTCATGCGGATCGTGGTATCCAATCGTCGCTTTCATTTAACAAAAACTAATTGCATCTATTGGTTGCAAACATCATCTAACTGATCCATTCTGGAACCTTCTGAACAAGGAGGTTTCAGGACATGGAACAAGTCACCCCAGCCCATATCTGGGCAACGCTATCGAAAATATCTAGCGATTCAGTGAGCACCGAGAAATTCGGTGGGATCACCTACGTCAAGTGGATGGCAGCTCACGCGATCATGATGAAGCACTTCCCGCAGTACACTTGGGAGTTTCTTCAAGATGAGCACGGCAAACACACCCACTTCTTTCCAGACAAGACCTGTGAGGTCCG